ATAGACGAACTTCACCGCCTTCGATTGGAAGTCTTGATCCCGCGTAACGCGCGAAAATAACCCAATCTTTTTCTTTGCACCATGGGCCTGTTGGATATTTTTCTTTATCCAAATAAGCTAACGGTCCAATCTTTAAAACATAACCGCAGTTTGTTGCGATTCGTGCTTTATCTAAAGATTCCTGTGATATAATTAATCCACCAGATGTTTTATCTTTTGGTGTAAATGGTAATACTAATAATCTCCAACCACTTGGTGTTGGTAAACTATCTATTAAAGATTCAGTAACATTTTCTGCTCTTACTGTTTTATCTTCAACTTTTTTATCTTCTTCTTTATACTTATCTTCAAGACCTAGGTTTATCTTTGGTACTTCCTTTTCCGAGGTCGATAACGTTTCCTTTATCATCTTTTTTTGCTCCTTCATTTAGCAGGTTAGAGATTTCCTGAATTATTGTTTGGTAGGCATTTGCCTGTCCTTGCATATACTTGTATTTTTCCATACTGTCAACTGCTCCTGATATCATAGAGTCTCCAATATTTTGGTAAGATTCTTTGATAAATTTTTGTAGTCTAGTAATGAATGTTACTGCGTCCATAGTCTTTCTCCTTTGTTGGTTATATTAACAGTTCCACTTTCTAAGTGACTTATTAATTCTTGAATTCGGATCTCTTGCTGTTTTTGCAGAGGTTAATCTTTTCTTCATACCAGACATTCTAGCACAAAATGATTTTCTTCTATTAGCAGCTTTAGAACCTTTTTTTAACTTACTTGGTTTAGTAGTTACTGCCATTGATAATTTAGAACCAGGATTAGCAGCTCTATAAGATGCAATACCTTTTCTATTTAATCCACCTGATTCTGATTTACCTTCTTTGCGTTGCCATGCAGGAGTAGATCCTCCTTTTGCTAGCATTGCTCTACCATGTCCTCTTAAAGAAATATCACCCATTATGGTAGTATATCCATTTCTTCAATCATTTCTAGTTCTTCTTTTTCTAAATCAGTCGCTGTTTTATTATTAACTTTATCTATTAATTCTTGTCTGGATAGCCCACTTCCTTTTTTTGGAATATTTTTTATAGTTTTTGGTTTAACTTTTTTTTCTTTTTTTAATCCTTTTATTAAATCTGGTGCTGCAGCAGCTCCAGCAACCATTCCTAAAAATCCTCTTCTTGATAATCCGCCTTTTGCAAATTTTTTTCTAACTATACCTCTACCTCTTAATGAAATATCACCCATTATACGTATCTCATAGTTGTCATATTAATTATACCACCATTAGCTGCTTTTTTTCTTTTTGCAAATGTTGCAACATTTTTAGGTTTTGGTCCAGTATTTCCTGCTGCTCTTTTTCTTTGAACTGCTGATCTTCTTTGACCTTCTGACATTGATCTAGCTTTAGCTAATGGTACACATTTTGGATAACCTTTTCTTTTTTCTCCTTTTGATCTTCCACAAGGAGCAAAAGATCCATCTTTTTTTCTAGATCCAATATCTACCCATTTTTCAGCAACCCATTTTCTAAGACCGTTTGCCATATTAATATTTTTTTGTAACTTTTCTTCTATTTTCCATTACATCTCCACAACCTTTAGCAATTCCGCCTTGATTGTAGTTTGATCTTTCTTTTCTTTTTTGAGATTTATTTTTACCACCTGGAGTTACTTTGCCAGAACAAACAGCGCTTGCATACATGTTCGCATACGCGCTTGGGTATACTTTAAATTTTCTTTTTGCTGCTGCTTTTCCTCTTGGGCAAAGTTTGGCCATTACTTCCAGCCTCTTTTTGCAAGTTTAGGTAAACCTTTTTTAACAAGTCCACCTTTTGCATATTTTTCAACTTCACCTGTTTCTAAATCAGTCACAGTTTTTTCAATATCATCAAATTTTTTAGAAGGTTTAATATCTTCTCCTCTTGCTTTTCTAGCATAGCTACCTGTTAAATTTAATATTTCTTCAGTTGCATCTTCTCTTTCTTTTTTACCTTGAAGCATATTATTTTTTATTTTGGAAGAAAGAATATTTATTTGTCCTATTTGTCTTTTTGCTTTTGTGCTTCGATCAGCAGGTTTTACTTCAAGCATTTCTACTTTACCTTTTTTGCCTGAATAACCTTTACCAGAAAATATTTTTTTACCTACTTTTTTAAATGGCATTATTTTTTCTTCGACTTTCCTGCTTCTGAAAGAGCAATAGCAATTGCTTGTTTTCTAGATTTTACAACTGGTCCTTTTTTACTTCCAGAATGTAATTTACCTTTTTTAAATTTTCTCATTGCTGTGCTAATTGTTTCTTGACTTTTAGTCATTCCACCTTTTGCTTTTTTCATTTCACCAGATTTAGTTTCTTTGTAACCTTTTTCTTCCATAGCATATTCTCTAGCTTCTTCAGCTTTAGATTCCATGCCTTCATGCTTCTCAGACATGTCAACGTAACCGCCTTTTGATTTCATTATTCTAGCGATTCCATTTCCTCTCATTTGTCTTCCAAGACCAGCCATTATCTTTTACCTTTCATCATTTTGCCTTTTTTGCTTTTAGACATTCTAGCAGTAAGTACATCAGCAAAAGTTGTTTTTCCATCTTTGTTTAAATCAGGGAAACTTTTTTTAGCTTTACCACCTTTTTTAAGTTTTGCTCTTGGTCTTATTGAATAATCGTTTCTCATTTTTTCTCCTTATCCGTTTTCTTGTTCTTTATAGTTGCCGGTTTATTTGCCATAGTGCGTGCCACCGATTCTGCACTTCTTCCAACTACATAACCACCTAGACCTATTTGTAATAGTGTCCATACATCTCCTGGGAGAGTTATGGTTATAGAAGCTTTAAAAAAGAATAATATAACAGGTCCTAAAACATAATTCCATACTAAGATAAATATTAATACATACATTAAAAGTGGTCTCCAGCTCGATGCGAACCAACCAGCTTTTGCTTCTGCTTCAACTATTTTTGCTGCAGCTTGTAATTCAGCAGTATTAGATTGTAATAATTGAGTTTGTAATTGTGCTTTTAATTTTTCTTGTAGATCTTTATCAGGAACTGACTTTTCAATTGTATTAAATAGGATCTTTGCAAGAGGTGCAACAGCTCCTAACATTTGAATCATGGTTTAGTACCAAGTTGCAGTTCTTTTTTTCTCTGGAAGAATGCTACCTTGTCCTTGAACTTCTTGAGTTTGAGATTCAGAGTTGCTAGACATCTCAACATCTACTCCGCCAACAAGATAACCTTGTGCATCAGTATATTTTGAGTGGTTAACATCAACTTTAGCTTTAGAATCTTTAGTAAAAGTTCTAGTTGCGTTAGCTAATTTTTCATTTTGTTTTTTCATGGCCATTTTATACTCCTTTTTTTGTGTTTTTAAAACTTATTTTTGCTGATCTTTTAATTTAGCAGCCAAAATTGTCTTTTCTAACGAAGTATTTGCTCTTAATTTAGCTAAATCTTCGTTTTGTTTAAGTTTATCATCTTGAGTTGACTGATTCATCATCGTTTTCATCTTATCAAGGTTGATTCTGTCCTTACTTTCAACTTCTTTTCTGTAATTTTCCTGTGCTCTAAGGTCTAATTCTCTAGATCTTAACATTGCAATAGGATCATTTGACAATAATGAAGTAATTTGTTGTTCTTCTTTTAAAAATTCTTCCATTGCTTCAGCAATTAACTGTGCTTTTCTAGCTTCAATTTTTTCTCCAAGCATTTTTGCTTGAATTTGCATTGCTTGAAGCATTTGTGGATTCTGTTGTCCCATTTGTTGCATTTGTTGTCCCATCATTTGTAATTGTTGCATTTCATTTCTGAATTCAACTTCAGTTTGTTCTTGTGACATAACAGAAATATGTTCAAAAATATTTTTTTCTAATGCTGCCATTAATGGTGGAGCATTTCTTGCTATGTTAGTTGCCATAAAACTTAAATGTGCAGTGATATGAGCTCTATGATCTTGTCCCGGAAATGCTTGGAACGGTTGTCCTGCTAAAGCCGCAATATGTTCTAAAGCAGGATCCTTTGGTTGTGGTGGTTGTGGTTTATTTAAAATTTTATCAATGTCTTTTATACCCAATGCTTCATACATAGTTCTGTAAACTTCATACATATTATGAATTTGTGGATTAGACATTGCTAATTGTAATTCTGTTTGTGCAATAGAAATTCTTTGCGTTTGTGAAAATATATTTGGATCTGCAACTGGAACAATATCTACTCTGTCATCAAAATCTTGTTGTTTAATTGTTCTTGGTCCACCTACAACATTATAAGGATATTCTGGAGGTAAGTATAAAGCAAAAACTTTTGCTAATAATTTAAATTCTTGTTTCATCGATGCATAAATTCTTTTATGAATTGCAGACATCGTTCTACTTCCTCTTTCCAACAAGGCTACGGTCGTACCCACTGCTGCTTGTTGATTCCCATCTCCCACTTGTAGGTCAGCAATAGATGCAAAGCGCTGACCCGCTTGAACTACGACCCCCATAAGAGCAAGTAAAGTTTGCGAAGGTTCTTTATATGGTAACGTCATAAAAGAATCTCTTAAATTACCGCTTGGAGCATCAACATCTCTCCATTCACCTGGTTGAATAGATTGTGCGTCGTCTCTAATTCTAATTCCTCTTTGTTTAAATCCTGCTGGTAAATTAGATAATGTTCCTGCATCTAATAATTGTCTTAAAGCACTTGTTGCAGTTCTTGATAATCCACCAATCATTTGTATTAAACCAAATCCATAGAAACCAAATCCTGGTAAAAATTTAAAATGAACAAAATATTGTTTCTTTTCTTTTTTAACATCTTGCGCATCCCAATTTCTTTTAATAGATAAAATCTCTCTTGATCCTTCTTCAACAGTTACAATGTATGGAAGTTTAATTCCTGTGGGCTCACCATTTTGATCTTTATCTTCAAAACCTTCTAAGTCCAAATTAACATGACATTCTAATAATGTAAAAACTTCATCGCTATATTCACTTTTTGTAACTCCTTCTAATTGTTTTTCTTTATCTTTAACATCATTTGTATCTGTACCATCATCTGCTGGTAATAATTCTATGTCTCTATAAAAACCATTCACTTGTTGTTTTCTTAAATCATTTGCTGATACTTTTAATACATGAACAATTGCTTCAGCATCTTCTAATGATGTTGCTGAATAAGGAACAACTAAATCTTCCGCTGGAACAAATTGAGAAACTGCTCTTCCTAATGTTTCATCATAATAAACTTTTTTAAATGTTGATCCTGATAATGGTAAATAAAATAACATCTGATCAAACTCTGGTTCATATTCTTTCATGACATCCATAATTTGATAGTTCATAAATTCTTTAACTCTTTCAGCTTGTTGTTCTGTATCTGGAGTAGATGCTCCAACAACTTGAGTTCTAACTGGTCCTTCAGCTGGTAATAATTCTTTATAAGCTAATGCTTGAAATTGTGTAACGGCTTCTGCAAGTACAGGATGAGTTGCACCTGATGCACCTTGAAATGGTTCTGTTCTTTGTTCGTATTTAAATCCTAATAAATCTAATCCTTGTGTATATGCTTGTTCCCAATCTTTTCTTGAACTTTTATAATCTTCATAGTTTTGATAAAGTTCTGTTCCAAGTAAATTAAGATCATTCTCATCTATAAATTCAGCTAGGTTAGCACCATGATCTAAAGATGCTCCATCCATTTTTGCTTTTGGATCAAAGTTTATATCAACACTACCATCTTCGTTTTCTGTAACTTCAGTAGGACTAGATGAAACTGTTTCTGTTTCAGATACTACCTGTTCTATCTCCTGTTCAGGAGTTAAAGAACTACCTATGTTTGGGATTAGACCCTTGTCTATTTCTGCCATTTATTGTTTTCTCCGATTTTATTGTTCTAACAGTATTATAATCAATATTCAAGCCTTGTGGGTTAGGTCCACGTAATGGTGGTATAGTTCTAGTTAATCTTTTAGGTTTAATCATATACAATGTATCCGGTCCGTAAGGTGATGTTTCTTCAATAAAGTCTACAGGTGCATCTTCCATTTGTTCTCTTCTAGATTGTTTAACTGGTATTATTTTCCTGTTTTTAATATCACCTGTTGCAAATCTTTCAGCAGCTTCTACATCTCCATATATAGGATCTTTTCCTGGTACTTTTCTCATTTCACTCATTTCAATATCTACATCATCTGGTCCATTTGCAAAGTATCTTGGTTCTTTTTCAAGAACTTTAAATTCAGCTGGCTCCACTTTTGTTCCAGAATAATATTTAAGTTCCATTGTAGGTCTATAGTAAAGTGTTACAGGTGTACTTGATCCTTCTTGATTTCTTGGAGAATGAATATCAACTGCAATTCTTCCATCTGGATATTCTCTTAAAAGAAATTCTGTGTCTCCATCTACATGTTTAGTTACTTTTTCTACACCTTTTGGTAATCCTCCATATCCTTTTGCTTCATGTTTATAAGATGCTTCCATTATTATTTCTTTTTCTTCAAATGGTTTTCCTTTTACTTTTATCTTTTCAACGAGATCCGGGAACCAAGGGTACATTCCCTGTACTTTTTCAAATTTTATTTTAGATGCAATTTTACCAGCTTGACCTGTTCCTTTTAAAGCTTTCATTAATTCAGGTGCAACTGCTGCTCCTGTTAATAATCCTAAAAATCCTCTTCTTCCAATTTTAGGACCACCTCCTTCTGCAAATCCTTCTCTCATACTGTCATCAGGAGATTGAATAGGAGTTTCAAAATAAACAGGTTTTATTTTTTCACTAGCAGTTAAATTTTTAAAAATTAATTGGTTTTCATCTGATAACTCATCATAAAAATCTTCACCAAGAATAGATTTTAATTGTTCTTGTGCTGCTGTTTCAAATACATATTTGTTTTGTTCTGGTGCGTTAATATTTCTTCCAAAAATTTCGTTCTTAACAGCATTTCCTACATTTAAATAATCTTGTCTTATATTTTGATATTTTGGATTATTTATAATTTTATTTAAATCGGTTTGTTGTTTTTTTAATTCATTTATATAAGTTTGATCTACACCAGGTGTTTCTGGATCATATTGACCTTCTGCCGCTGATTGTATTCTTTCTAATTTTGTATTTATATCCTGTAATTGATAATATTTATCTTTAAATTCTAAAATTCTATCTAAAGATGTTTGGTTTTCTTTTCCTATTTTTTTTCTTACATCTTCTATTGTTCCTTCTGTTCTCATTTTTTCAAAACCTAAAGGATCTCCAACTAATGTTGTTAAATCTGCAAGGCTAGCTATTTTTCTAACACCTTCTCTATAGTTTCCAGATGTAAATTGTTCTAATGCTGAATTAAGAGCTACTAATGGACCTAAAGTTCTACCTGCAACTCCTTTTCCAAAACCAATAACCTCTTCTGCTAATCCTGATCCACAGTTTAGACAATTAGAACTTGCTGAAGGTGGAAGAGTTGGTTTTAAAGATGGATCAAAACCTACAAGATCTACTATATACAAAATAACTAGAGCTAATCATCCAGAACAAGGAAAATATGCATATCATGGCTTCAATATGAAAACAAAATATTTTGATACAAAAAAACAAGCAGAGGAT